TTTAGGGTGTCTGGTGTGTTTAGGGTGTCTAGGGTGTTTAGGGTGTCTAGGGTATAGAGTCTGGGGTATCTAAGGGTATCTAGGGTATCTAGGGGATCTAAGAGATATAGGGGATCTAGTAATCAAGCAGATCGCGTAGAATCATTATTCATGCCGGTGAAGCAGTATTAACCGGTCTAGAGTGTCTGGGTGTCTGGTGTGTTTAGGGTGTCTGGGGTGTTTAGGGTGTTTAGGGTATAGGGTCTAGGGGGTCTAAGGGTATCTAGGGTATCTAGGGGATCTAAGAGATATAGGGGGTCTAGTAATCAAGCAGATCGCGTAGAATCATTATTCATGCCGGTGAAGCAGTATTAACCGGTCTAGAGTGTCTGGGTGTTTAGGGTATAGGGTCTAGGGGATCTAGTAATCAAGCAGATCGCGTAGAATCATTATTAACCTGTCTAGGGGTCTGTGAGGGGTTGGGGGTCTAGGGCTGGAAACACAAGAGCCGTATTCCAAAATACTTTTTATTTATTTTACCCAAAAGTAAAAGGTTCCTAAAGCAGTATTTAAAGTAAAAGGTTCTTATTCACTAAACATGAATAAACAGCTAACAGAAAACCTTATTAAAGGGGTTTTAATTGTAGTTGTGGTTATTATCATCATAATTCTACTTATTAAGCGTTTTATCTATTTCCGTCCTTCTTCACACTTTGAATCCACTAAAGAAGCATATAAACCTGTACATCACAGGCATCTTCACGGTTGGTTATTGGAGAACCCTCAAAGTGACAAGATAGTATTGTTGTGTCACGGAAACACCGGTAATATATCACATCGAGAAGGAAAGATGAAAGCAATACGAGATCTGGGATACACTGTGTTGGCTTTCGATTATTCTGGATACGGTAAGAGCGGAGGAGTTCCAAGTGAGCAACAACTTTACGACGATGCATCGTCTATGGTAGCCTTACTGAGACAGCAGTATCAACCAAGTCAGATTGTGTTGTACGGAGAATCCCTGGGAGGTCCCGTAGCAACTTACGCAGCACGTCGATACAGTATTCCGGTTCTTATTCTTGAATCTCCTTTACCCAGTATGAAAGTACTGATTGAAAAGAAGTTTCCTTTTGGAAGTTTGTGCTCTTTTATGTTTCCAGAGTTTGATTGTGCTGCCTACTTGCGGGGTTTCAGAGGACGTTCGCTACTTATGCACGCACCGACAGATGAGATAATTCCTTACGAATCCACTAAGCATCTTCAACAAATGTCCACTGTACACATTCCTATCGATGGTTCTCACAAAGCACCGATTATTCCATGGGTCGAAATTAAAAAGTTTATAGACACAAAATAATTACGGTAGGACTATATTTGATCTACTTAAATTATATTTAAGAAATAAAAACCTAAAATAAGCAATGTGTAATCTTGTTTTTATTGATGATCCACAGGATGTATATATTCATAAACTTAGTAAAAAAATTAAGAATATGAAATTAAATGACAATACAGAGTTTATAATAGATGACGATGGGCAACAGCAACAGCAACAGCAACAGCAACAGCAACAGCAACAGCAACAGCAACAGCAACAGCAACAGCAACAGCAACAGCAACAGGAACAGCAACAGCAACAGGAAGACAGTATTATATCAGATGTTGATTATGATAAATTAGTGTTAAGTATCGACATTGGTATTTTAAATTTAGGTATAAGTGTTGGGTTAATAGATAGAGAATTTAATCTTAAAGAAATTACGTATGTAGATTTAATTGACATTACCAAATATACTCATGAGAAACAATTATATAATGTAGATTGTAAATTACATCATACAAAAAGTATTGCTGATTGGACGGAGCATATATTTCACGAGCATGCTCCGTTATTTGAAGAGGCTAATTATATTCTACTTGAAAGGCAGCCTCCTCAGGGTTTAGTTGCTATAGAGCAACTGATATATTATAGATGGAGAAATAAATGTCATCTTATTTCTCCATCTTCTATGCATAAACATTATCGTATAGGCCATTATGAATATGAGCAAAGAAAACAGCAAACTATGTATATTGCTAAAAATAAGTATAACTGGCATCAAAGGGCTATAGAACAATATATGTTGTATGATAGAAAACATGATATGACTGATAGCATATGTTTGATGGGATTTTGGTTACATAAAAAGAAAGTATATTATATGGAAAAGAAAAGACAAGAAAGGTTTAAAAAAGTTAAATTTTCTAATACGGGAGAGAATACTAATGATTGGTTTGAACAATATAGATATATTCCAAGAGTCTATTAACTAAATATTTATATTTTAATAATATAAATAATGACTATTCAACCTCTATGGGCAGTATGTTTAATAACTAGAGTGAGTCTTTTGTTATTAGCGGGATATCTATCAAAAAATAAAAACGATGTTATAAGATTAATAGCTAGTTTATCATTACTTACTATTGGACTAGGATTTATTTATAAATATTTGACTGGTTCAAATGATGAAGTACAAGTAGCGAAAGTATTTTGGCACGAAACTAGATTACAACACGGAGTGTTATATATGTTGGCGTCATATTATTTGTATACAGAAAATCGTACTATGTGTATGTTAGTATTAGGAATTGATATAATATTTTCTATTCTATATAGAATAATTACGAATAAATAATCTGTACAAAAGAGTATACATCGCAAACATGTGGTGTTTGTAAGCTACACGAGCAGAAGTAAACTTTGCCAATGTTCTTCTATCTACCGCACGACAGTTGATGGTTCGAGATTCGTAAAAAATAGATCTAAAGATATGTATTTTAAAAGAAAGAAACATGTAGTTGTGAGCTTATAAACTCACGGGGTTGTTTCTGGATTGCAAATAGTCTGAGTCCCAAATACAAGCAATAACGTGGTTACACGCGACGCTTGTTAACCCTACGACTAGGAGCAATTTCGACGAAAGGTGACTCTAAACCAAAAATAAACAATAGTTCCGGACAAAATATGAGAATCATTGAACAGTACATACCCCACCATACCGCTGAAGCTGGTTTAGGGAAACTAGATCCGAGAGTGATGATTGCAAAAGCGAACTGGCCATTCGTTAGTAGTTCTCGTCCTCCTTTTATAGTGAAACTTTATGATCTTCAGAATTCACTTCTAATACTAGTAGTATTAGAAACCTAGAAGAAACCTAGTAGAAACCTAGAAGAAACCTAGTAGAAACCTAGTAGAAACCTAGTAGAAACCTAGAAGAAACCTAGTAGAAATCTAGTAGAAACCTAGAAGAAACCTAGAAGAAATCTAGAAGAAGAAATCTAGTAGAACTTGTTAGTTCCATATATTTTTCGCATTCCGGATATCAATAGTTCATACAATACCGGTACAAAGTATTTCGGAGTATATTGATTTGTTAGAACCGCCCTACATGACTTTCCGGAAAAGAATGATGTAGTAGAATCAGATATACTAATACAACAGGGTGTAATACCCATCTTTTTCAACGTAGCCAGACCAGATAGAAATATCTTTACTCTTTCGCGTACCATTCTGATTTCCTTATTCAGATTACGTACGTAGTTCTCGCTAAGATCATCTCCATACGCTTCTCTAGGTGCTAATACCCCCGGCATGCCATGTACACGTCCCGTAGATTCAATATCATCGAAATCCTTTTGGTACGATGCTAAGCTATGCTTATCACCGTTTGTAACAAAGAAATCTAGATCTATATCAAGAATGAACTTGTTACTATTGATCAGATTTCCTAAACGTTTCCATGCCGATGCAGAAGCGACTTTTATACGGTTCAGTTGATGAGGGTGAAAGAACTTATACTTACTAGGATCATCCAATTCTCCTTCCTCTGCAATCTCAATATCTCCGGTAATACGGAACTTATCGTTCTTTTGTCCTCTAGGTCGTAAGTATATGAGCTCGTTGCTCTTATCGGTCATTAAGACTTGTTGAAACTCCGCATTATCATCGTATACCCATTTTGGCATAGCCCATATGACATGATTGATACCTTTAGAAAGTAACATACATGTTACAGGCCAAAAGATTTTTCCACAAGCTCCTCGTTGTACTCCCTGTTCATCCAACCGCCCATTCTTTTTCAACAATTGACTAGAAGGGTCAGGAAGTCCCATGTCGTCATGAGTATCGAAATGGACCAGTGGTCCATCCACAATACCACGTTTTTTACATCTTAGCCACCACTTTACTACCTCGTTGTGTAAAGTTTCACGAAAGAAAGGAATGTCCTGGTTCATATTCTCCTTGTTCAAAAAGTCGTAGTAATACACCATGCGATCATGAAGTTCTTCCCACATCGGGCGGAACGCTACAAAATTCTTCTTGGTAGCTAGTAATTCTGTGACAGACTGGATCAGTGGATATGCTTCGCTATACTTATCCGACATAGATTGCGAGCTGAACTCAATCCTACGGAGCGAATAAAGTATATCAACAATTTCAGCAATACCTTTATTGTATTTATCACTTGTCTCAGTCTCCATTTTATTATGTACAAAGACATAATAAAATTAATTGCTATTTTTCCAGCTTTCCAACGTAAGAATTTCTTGGTCTGAATCTGTTAAATATAAAGATTCGGTCGTGCAGTCACTGTAGTCCCTCCACGCGTCGTCGTTTTCATCGATTCTGCTTTCATGTAATCTTTTCGTGCAGATTTGGATACTTCTCCTACTTTCATCGTTTTTACCAAATCGGGATGGGCGAGTCTGCATGGAGACGGATGTTTCATCCGTCGATTCGGTTCTCGTCGCTTCCTCTTTGCGGGAGCTTTGTTGTATGAACCCTGTGTGTTTTTTTGAGATTTCTGGTATGAAAACTTTTCTTTGTCGGTGGTTAAACACTGTTGGTTCTGCTTCTTCACTCATTTTTAATTTATTGACAAGATACTTTATATTATTTTCTTACATGGGCTGTGTCTTCTCGAACGCCTTCTTCCAGATCTAGGCCACCAATATCGCGGTCTTCTTGGACGATCCCAGATATTTATGGGTCGGTATAACATTGTCTGAGGGTAATAATATGAAGGTTCGGAACAGTTCTTCTGACAAGCTTCCTGACTAGTGTATTCTCCTTCGTCTGAACGAATACATTGGTAATTATTTCCACTAACAGTACAAGCCCATGCATCTAGTTCGTCATTTTCCATTGTACTCATCATCTCTTGTTTCTGCTTACATGCGTTCAGACATTCGCTTTTAGAAGTGTAATCTCCGTCAATATCAAATTCACAGCCACCCTCGGTACATTTCCATTTCTTGTAGTGTTCACGCCATATTAGATATATAACAGCTAGAATTACCAGAATTAATAGTACTACAGCTACCGTGCTAATAATAGTTACTGTTGTTGAGACCATTTATGTAAAACAAATATTTAAAAGTAAAAAATCATTTTACTAAATGAGCCATGTACATATTGCACTACTTATGATGGTAAAGAATGAACACAAACGTCTACAAGTTTCCTTAGACAGTGTTATAGGTCATGTAGATTCTCTAGTAATCTTTGACACAGGCTCAACAGACGATACTATCGATATAGTGAAACGTTTCTCTGAGAAACATAATATACCTTTGCGTTTGAAAGAAGGAGAATTCGAAAACTTCTCTGCTTCTCGTAACATATCATTGGATTTTGCCGATACTTTCGATGATATTGATTATCTATTGTTACTAGATGCAAACGATGAACTTCGTGGTGGTAAGAATCTTCGTGAATACTGCAAGAAATACAAGGACAAACCCAACACTCGTTTTATGCTTTGTCAAGATTTGACTTGTTCAGTCAAGTTTTACAACTATCGTCTGATTAAGCCACGTCAAGGATGGAGATACAAAGGACGTGTTCACGAGTATATGAAGACTACTCGCTTCGAAAACGGTTATGAATACGTGGAACCTATGGTTCGCCTTCCAGAAGATGTAATTTTGTATCAAGATCTTACTGCGGATGACGATAAGTCCGGAAAACGTTTTGTACGCGATAAAGTCTTACTTCTAGAAGATCACAAAAACGATCCTACCGAACCCCGTACAGTATTCTATCTAGCTCAGACATGTGAATGTTTAGGTGATACAGAAGATGCTTTCTATTACTACAGACTGCGTACCAATTTACAGGGTTTCTGGGAAGAGCGCTTTCACGCTTTCTATCGTTGTGGAAAGCTATCGGAAATTCTTCAACATCCATGGGAAGAGTCCATGAAGTGGTATATCAAGGCTTTTGAGCTTACTTCACGTGTGGAACCACTTATCAAGATCGCAGAATACTATAGAGGTAAGAACTGGTTGTTGTCTTTTACATTTGCGGATCTAGCCTGTAAGCTTACTTATCCATCTAATTGTATCTTGTTTGTAGATAAACAAGCCTATAATTACACGCGTTGGCACTTGCTCGGTATCACCGGGTGGTACGCAGGCTTTTTCACTGAGGGTAAGAAAGGTTGTATGAAAGCGATCGAAGCTGGTTTGAACATACAACTTGACAAGAACAATTTGAAGTTTTACGAAGAACGGGAGGAATAGCTTCGGGGGCAGTGAATACTGCTATTGAAACAATGTTTTAATTGATTACTCAACAATTAAAACTTAGTTGTAATATTCACTACCCTCGCGACGAGTAGCATAAATTATACTCCACCCTTTGCCTTGAAATAGGGATGAAAGTTGTAAAAGTGTCCCAACTTGGTCTCCTTCAAACTATTCAGAGTACCATGTCTTTTCATTGTGTTGTAGATATTGATCAAAATGTTCATAGCAATAATAGGCTTTGTCAGAATCTTGTCCATGACAATATCATCGTCAATCTTTTTAGGGTCTACCGCATACTCTGGAACACCTTTCTGTGAATAGGAGCAATTGTCACTAACCCAGTAACTAATCATAGGAGATGTAGGTACGGTTGGGTCGAAAGGTTCGTACTTCTTATGTGCGTTGTGCATCTTTATCAAATACTTTCTGGTTGCGGTGTTGTAAATCAGGGCTTCTCCTGTAGTAAGACCATTACAAGCTACTAGTCCGGTACAGCCCTCGGATTGTTCAGGATAATGAGTGGACTGATTTCTACTAGCTAGTTCGCAAAAACCGTCCCATTTGTCCGCGCAATACTGGGACAAGAAAAGTTGACAAGGTCTGCTGTGCTGTCCATAGATATCAGCATGACCACCATGAAGGAAGCGCTGTTCCATGTTGTTACCCAAACAGTATGTTAACGGATTGTTCACCGCGGAGTGTGCGTTAGAACCGAAATCTGATATGTCCTTGTATGAATACGTGTTCATTTTATATTATCTCGATATTTTATTTAAGTTTGAAAGAATATTATATCAGAGTAATTCCAGAAATAAAATGAACTAAAGAAACGTATACTGGAAAAGAAAGCAACCAATATGTCTATACAACGAAAAATTCAACCTGTTACCCAGCGATTCCAGATGGGTAAAAGTATTATCACTGAATTGAAAGAACGAACGCCAGAATTTGGTTTTAACGGTCTCGGAGAGCTTGTCTTCCGCCGTACATACAGTAGAGACAATGAAGATTGGTCCGATGTGGTCCAACGTGTGGTCGAAGGCTGTATGTCAATCCGTAAAGAGCACTTTTTCCGTAACTCACTTCGATGGGTAGATTCTGAGTGGCAAAGCTTCGCTCGTGAAATGGCTCATTCCTTGTTTTCAATGGAATGGCTGCCACCCGGCAGAGGATTGTGGATGATGGGAACTGATTTTGCATATGAGCGCGGAAGTATGGCATTGAATAACTGTTTTTCAGCAGACACCAAATTTTGGACAGACCAAGGTCTCACAAGTTTCTTTGAATATAAAGATGGTGATAAAGTTATTGTTCGTGGTAAGAATAAATGGACTGAAGCCACAGTAAAATCATTTGGGGAACAAGAGCTGTGGAAATTGACAGTACAGAAGAAAAATAAGCAATGTACTATTTATACTACAGCTGGTCATCGTTGGTTAGCTAAAACAAAGAAGGGAGATGGTAAGTATACTTTCAAAATCAAGACTACAGAAGAACTTGAATCGAATTGGAAACTTGCATCTTTTGCTAAAAGAACTAACTTTCACGATCTAGAAGTATGTACTATTGGTATTCAACATGGTATAGTATTTGGTGATGGAACGAAACATCCTGATACGAACAATTGTAAGATTCAGCTTTGTGGTGATAAGAAAGAACTTGCTCGTTATTTCTTCTCTCCAAGGCGTGAAAATACTACCATTACTGGACTTCCAAACACTTGGAAAGACTTGCCGTCATTGAGTATGAACAAAGAATATTTGCTTGGATTTTTAGCTGGATGGTTTGCAACAGATGGTTCTATGGGGCAAACATCTGATATGTCACTTATCAACAGTAACCCACAAATACTTCAATGGGCGAGAGATGCTTTGTTCAAACTGGATATCACTACCAGTGATGTTAAGATGTCCAGAGAAAGAAGTCCTTATGATGGTACGATAAAACCTTCCTATCGTATTTATATTAATCGAGAAAACGTACCTGAAAAAATTTTCTTACGTGATTCTCACATTCAACGTTTCAAGCCCTCTAAAGAATACCCGGTTTGGAGAGTAGTGGAAGTAGAACCAACAGATAGGGTTGAAACTGTCTGGTGTGTTGTAGAACCAGAATTTGAAGAATTTACACTAGAAAATGGTATTTTGACGAAGAATTGCGCTGCTACAGACACTGCTGAAGATATTGTGTTGTCGGCTGAGTGGACTATGGACGGTCTGATGAACGGCGTGGGTGTTGGTTTTACCACCAATTGGCGTGGTGAAGCTACTCAACCGGACAAGAAAGACAGAGAGGTGTTTGTGATTCCTGACTCTCGCGAGGGTTGGGTGGAAAGTTTGATTAAACTTATGTGTGCTTACATTGACAGTCCTCGCTATGGAATGAGCAAGTTTCCAGAGTTTGATTACTCGGAAATACGATCTTATGGAGAACGGATCAAGGGTTTTGGAGGAACTGCATCCGGTCCTGGACCTTTGAAGCAGATGCACGAACGTATTGAAAGCTATCTTGACGCTTTTTGTGTCGGTCGCCTGCAATGCATTTCCAAGACTTGGAAAGAGTTCAATGAGAATGACAAGTCCGAATGGCGAGAGGACGAGGTGGAGGTAGACAAACCTTATAGTCATACACGGCTGATTGCTGATATCTTCAACGCTATTGGTGCTTGTGTGGTTGCAGGAAACGTAAGACGTTGTCTACCTGGTGATGCCATGGTGCACACAAAGGAAGGATTAGTACCTATCAAGAATATCGAGAT